TCAAAAGTCAATCTTCACATCATTGTCGCTAACCAACACCCGGCTTACAGATGCCGCAAACTTCGCTTCATCCATCTCCTCCCAGCCGAGGGTCTTTACGATCTCAGATATCAGATCCTCCTCGTTGATGAACCGGCAGCGGCACCCATTGCCCTTCTGTCCCTTCTGCCGCTCACGGCAGTTCCAGACTTTCCGATACACTCCGCCCTTGGTCTTCAGGGTCCTGCGTACAAAAGGAGCACCACATTCCCCGCAGAAGACTTTTCCGTAGAGAAAGTGGTGCTCACCGGCTCCCATGATTCCGTTTTTCAGATTGTCCTTAAAGCCTTTCTTAATTCCCTGCGCCTGATCCCACAGTTCTCGGCTAACAATTCCTTCATGATCATCAGTCAGGTAGTAATCCTTGTATTCACCGAGCTTCATCGGCTGGTGTGTCAGGTAGTCCGTAGGCGGCTGCTTCATAAGGTGCTTATCGCCGACGTAGGTTTCATTACTCAGAATGTAGCGGATTGTCTCAACCGTGAACTTCCCACCACGGAGGCTCTTCGCGCCTTTCTGGGCTAATGCTCTGCTGATACCCGAGTAACTTTCTCCGGCCACATATCTCTCGAAGATTTCCCGGATGATCCAGGCATCCTGGTTTGGCACCAGCTTCCCGTCCACTGTATCGTAGCCAAGTATCCGGTTATTGCCGATGTTGTATTCACCCTGCTCAAACCGCTTCTGGTAAGCCCAGCGCCGGTTCAGGCCGATGGAATTACTTTCATCTTGGGAGATGGCTCCAAGCAATGCCAGATTGAAGTTGCTCGTGGGATCATCCGTACGGATATTCTCCTTCTCGAATATGACCGTCACATTGTTTGCATTCAGCTTGTCAACGTATTCCTGGCAAATGCCAACGTTGCGGGAGAAGCGGGCTACGTTCTTACAAAGAATAATGTCAATCTTCCCGCTCTCCGCATCAGCGATCATCTGCTGGAAGCCCGGACGGTTCTTGGCTTTGGTCCCCGTCTTTGCCTTATCCGCGTATATTCCTGTGAACTCCAAGCCAGGCGTCTCTTCGATCTTCTTCTGGTAATATGCCTTCTGGGTTTCGTAGCTCTCCTCCTGCTGCTCCTTTTTCGTGCTGACCCTGGCGTAGGCTGCCACACGAAATCTCGTCGGTTTGGGCTTGGCTTCAATGATTCTGATGTTCATTTGTACCTCCGATCCTTGTTACACGCCGCTGCGCTACCAGCTGCTTCTCATGGATGCTCTTCGGCCGGGCAGGCGTGTATTCGCCGCTCTGTACCCTGGTCAGGAACTTCTCATAAAGCGCAGCCACATGGGTAGGCTCTTCCGTCTGATTCTTATCCATCGGCAGCGGAACCGTAGTAGTCAATCCGCACTGCCATTTGACCGTTACTTCCCAATCGTAGGTCTTCTCGATGGTTGCCGGTCCCTTCTTATGCTTCTGCGTTCTGGTCCCAGTCTGATAAGCGAACGTGACCTCTTTCACAAGATCATCCAGAAACCAGTATTCCACCGTTTCAGGTGTTCCGATCCGCTTTGCTTCCAGCATGCGCTTTGCCGCGTCACCGTTCCCGGTAATATCCTCGACGTTGACTTCCTCAAAGGCAGCCCGCACGGCCTCGTCCAGCATCCAGGTCTTTACGGAAAAGCCATGGCAGCCATCGTCACCAAAGCAGCACATTGCCTTTTTCTGCGTTTGCACATGCATCTGTCTCGGAACCAGGTGCTTACCGCAGTAGGGGCAAATGATCTTGCTATCCACATACGGATATCGGGTGATCTCACCTCTCGGCGCTTTAAGCTCCATGATGCGCTGCACTTGATCGAAGGTCCGTCTGTCGATGATCGGCACATGGTTATTCACGATCTTGTAGGTCGGGACTTCCTTTCCGTCGTTGCGGATGCACTCGTGCGTCTTAAAATCAACACTGACCCATTTCTGAAGGATCATGTCCCCGGCATACCGTTCATTTTTCAGGATGCCCTGCACCGTGGTCTCCGTCCATTTGCTCCCCCTGGGGGAAGGGATATCCAGCGCGTTCAGTTTGACCACAATCGCCGGAAGCGGAGTGCCTTCCCGGTAAAGGTTGAAGATTGTTCTGACAATCTCCCCTTCCTTTGGCTCGATCACTGCCTCGCCCTGCTCGTTCAACCGATAGCCGTAAAGAGCTGACCAGCGGCTTTGTCCCATCTCATAGCGTTTGCGGATACCCCATTTCAGGTTCTCCGAGATGTTCCGGCTTTCTTCCTGGGCAAAGGCCGAAAGAATAGTCAGGAGCATTTCTCCGGAAGCCGTGGCCGTGTCGATCTGCTCCTTCTCGAAGTAAACATTGACTCCGATCTTCTTCAAATCATCTACGCACTTCAGACAATCCAGTGTATTCCGGGCAAACCGGCTGATGCTCTTCGTAATGATCGTGTCGATTTTTCCATCCTGTGCGTCCTGAAGCATGCGCCGGAACTCTTTTCTTTTTTTCATCGAAGTTCCCGTGATACCCTCGTCCGCGTAGATTCCCGCCAGCTTCCAGCCGGGTGTTCTTTCAATTTTCTGCCTGAAGCCTATCATCTGCGTTTCAAGCGACATCTGCTGGGATTCGAGCAGCGTAGAAACGCGGCAGTAAGCTCCGACTCTCCGGGTGTTAATCCTCTGCGCCGGAGAACCGCACTGGATTCTCTGCACATTACTTGCTTCCATTTCCGTATCCTCCCTGTATCACAATGGTTCCTGCCTGACCTGCTTGCTTCCTTTCCAGCCGATCCTGGGCAACACGCCAGCTTTCATCCTGAAGGAAAGCCCTTTCACTCGGTTCCATCCGGCATCTGTAACTATGCAAAAGGCCCAGCTCCATAAGAGACTGGACCCGGTCGAATAACTCCGGTGTAACAATCGGTTCGTGGTGTTGCTCCAGTATGACCTGCCGTCTTTCACCCCGGTTTATCTTTACCCGTTTCTTTGCTCCGCGAACGGTGTAGGTTTTTCCTGTCAGTACATCGCCCTTGTAGACGACGTTATTGAAGGTTCTACGCAGGCGTTCCTTATTCCAGGCAATACCTGTTCCCGCCTCTTCCTCCATCCGATCAAGTGCTTTTCGGATATCCTGATAGCACTCGCCTGCCGCTGCCATCCGGAAAGCAAGCCGGATACGTTTTGCCTCTTCCTCGCAGATCGCCCAGTTGGCATCCTTATCAATCCGCCGGTATCCGTATGCTACCCTGCCAACCGGATGGCCTGTAAGAACTCTGGCTTCCAGTCCCATACGAACGTTCTCTCCAATTGACCTGCTCTCTTCTTCTGCAATGGCCCCGAGGATGTTCATATACAGATCTGTCTGACGCTCCATGGTATTCAGGCCTTGTTCCTCAAAATAGATCGTTACTCCGATCTTTCTGAGATCCGTTACAACCTCCACCAAATCTGCGAGGCTCCTGGCAAAGCGCGACACGCTTTTTGTGTAGATCACATCGATCTTTCCGTCTTTGCAGTCCTGAATCATCTGGAGAAACCCAGGCCGTCGCTCTGCGTCTCGCCCGCTGATCCCTTTATCTCCGTATACATCGACAAATTCAAGGTTTGGGTCCTCCATAATCATGTCCCGGAAATACTGAACCTGAGTTTCATAGGAACCATCCTGGAGTTCAGTATCCGTGCTGACTCTCGCATATCCTGCGGCACGCATTTTTCTCAATTCGCTCATGCTTTTCTCCTTTCCGCCATTCGGCTGTGGTATGTTCCGCGTGCCGTTTTCTTCGTCTCCGAAATGCTATCAGGCATTAACTCGGGTCTCTCGGCCTCTCGGTAGTGCTATACATCACTCTAAAACGCACACATATGAAGTCTTTTCTGTCGGAAATATCCTACAAATATCACCAGAGTTTTCTGGGACAGAAGGCCGAAAAATCGGTGGTTATGGACAATTGATGTCAGCTGTTTTTTGCGATGCTCTCCGTAATGAAGAGCGGGGTTAATGTTGCATTGGCGGCAAAAATGTAAGAAGGAGCCGGTGATTTACCGACCCCTTCCGCACTCTTACAGTTTTGTCGTATAGCTCAGTTTGATCCAGCCATTACGCTGATCTGCATACGCTTTCAGCAAGCCCCAGCCGTCCTGCTCGTCCACAATGGTATAGACGCCCGGCTCGATGTAGCCATAGCTGTCATAGGCAGTGGACGGACCTTTCCGATAGTTCAGGTTACTGATGGTGATCCGCACCAGGTAAGGCGTGAAGGCCTTCTGCGTTTCCGGATATACCTGATTGCCGTCATCATCGAAAGCAGCATAGCCCGGATTGGCATCCACACAGTTCTTGGCATTCTGAAACACCGTGAAGGCTCCGATCTGACTGGACTTCTCCGCCCAGGACTTACGGACGCGATAGTATTTCGTCGTGGGCTGTACGGGCGTTTCCGGTGTGATAACCGAAGTGCCAGAATTCCAGGAGGATTTCACCTTCGTGCCGATCGTCACGTTCGTTGCTGTATGATGGCCATCGTTCAGCAGAATATCGCCCGGGAGCAGGTAATCGCCGCCGGTCAGATACTTGGAATCCGTCAACAACTGGAATCCTGCCTTGGTCAGCGCAGAGCGCATATTGCCGGTGTAGGTCCCGGTATGATTCTGAAGCGCCGGAATCCCGAGGAGATAACCTGCCGCCGTCACATTGGCGCACACGCCAGCGGAGCAGTCCGCTTCACACGCAACCGCAATCTTGGACGGCTCCCAGCCCACAGCTTTGAGTTGTTTCAGATAGGTTCTGTTCTGACTCTGGTCGTATCCGACCTTATCATTCAGCGCGGCATCGATAGCAAGCTGGGCGATCTTCAGGGCAACCTTCTGATCCGGATACCGGAGAACACAGGACCAGGGACGGTTGTACCAGTCTCTCATGCGCCATTCTTTCCCGGTCTGGTCGCCTGCCTGCCCGCCACTGTAAGCGCCATTTTCATCAGAGCCGCTGTTGGAGATATAATGCGTCGCGGTGGAATTGATATACTTGGCGTGAGTCGCGGAGAGCTCGACCGGCTTCTCCTGCGGCTTATCGTCCGAGGCAGGAGTCGTAGCAGGCTGCTTATCCGCATACTTATCGAAGTAGGTCTGGCCAAATCCGGCACGCTTGACCTGTACAGCTTCACTCTGATCCGCAGGGCGCTCGAATTTCAGAAGGACTGCATCGGAGGCTTCCCGGACAGATTTCGCTGTGGTCAGCACTGTCCAGATCGACTTGTAGTCGTTCTTCATTGCCTGCAGGAACCAGTCCACCTGCATGTCCCTGTCGCCGATGGAAGCTCCCTTGCTCTTCGCATAGTTCAGCAGACTTTCCTTGATCGACCAGAAGGTCGCCTGGAAGAGGCCGTAACCCGCCTTGTCATTGACGAAGTTGGTGTAGGAACCGTTGTCCACGGCTTTCGTATACTCTTCATCCGTCATGTCGAGTTTCTTCTCGTAGGTGTTCTGCAGATTGGTGCTCTTCAGAGCGGATTCGGCATAGAAGTTGCCCATCACACCGGCAACGCCATAAGGATTCTGGATCGCTGTGAACAGCCGGTCCCAGATGGCCTTCGCGTTATCAGTTGTGGTATTGGTCGGAGTCTGCGTCTTGCCTTCCGCATATGCTTTCTCCAGCGCGGCCTTGGAAACGGGACCATAAATGCCGTCAACCGTCAGGCCGTTGTCCTTCTGGAAAGCTCTCAGCGCCGCCTCCGTATTCTTGCCGAAATCACCGTCCGCACCCGTGCTGCCGCAGCTGTATCCGCAAGCGATCAGCATCGTCTGCATGGTCTTTACGGCTTCTCCCTTATCGCCCTTCTTCAGGTTGATATCAGTTGTCGGTTCTACAGGCGTCACAGATACGCCATCACCTGCCAGAATGGCGGCCACATCGTTACGGACGTTCTCCATAGTTTTACCGTACTTCCGGCTCCAATGCTGAACGTCACCATGGTTCGATCCTAAGCCGAGGGCATGGCTGCCGGTATGATCAATGATCGTCGGAACCGTCACACCGTTGCAAACGGTCGTTCCCTTCGGGTCAATACCGAACATCTTGCAAAGGTAAGCCGTCATCTCGCAGGCTTCCTTATAAACTGCTTCCCAGTAGGATTTATCGTTCAGGCTGTCTTCGCAGATTTCGAACTGGATATGGGTGTTGTTGCAGGAACCGTTATTGCCGGAGCCGCATCCCCACGGGCGGTAATCCCAAGGCATGGTCTGTACGGCTGCCACAGTCCCATCTGCCAGCTTGCCGATCCAGAAGTTCAGACCTGCCTCCCGCTCGATATGATTCCAGTCGTTCCCATACTGGTTCTTGCCCAGAAGATTCAGCAGTTCAGAACGATTGGCAGCATTATCATCCGGCTGAACATATCGCTTCAGCCACGGATTATTTGCGCCGGTCGAATGCCACAGGACTCCCTTCGGTGTAAACTTCCGAGTTCCCTTATAGCAGGTGCTCTGCGTCATCATACAGACCAGCGGCTTATTCTTATCGTTATACTTCATCAGGTTCTCCTTTCTCCCGCACTCCTGCGGGGCTTCAGGGCAAAAAGAAAGAGCAGAGGTCGTTGTGGCCCCTGCCCTTCAAGCTCCCTCTATCTTTCCACGGACAGTACCCGTCCGTTTGACAACCGGGATTTCATAATTTCTGCTGAAATGAAAAAAGCACCGCCGTTAAGCGATGCTCAGTCTGTTTTCTTAAAGCTTGATCTTCTCGCCGGTGATGATGTTCACCACCGTGGTGCCCTTCCCGAATGCGGCTTCCATCTCCGTCCGTTCCTCTGCCGTTGTTCTGTGGTTCCGGCGGTAGTTTCCGAGGAATTCGGTTGTCTGTGCCTTCCGCTTTGCTGCGGTTGCTTCTTCAGAAAAGAAATCCGCCCCGGCGAAGATCAGCTTCTCGACCACATCGGCTGGAAGGTAGCTGCCGTTGTTCTTCCACTTGGCTGCGCCGTCTTCGTCGACCTCGATGTTGTCCCGCTGCGCCAGGAGCCTTGCGGCTTCCTCGTGTGCGTTCTTCTGCCAGAAGGCTCCAAGCTCTCCGTTCCATTCCCTTGCAAATCTCGTCATCGTCGTATCCTCCTTGATGTGTTTTTCCTTTCGGTGTGTACATATATCACTCTGTTTGGGGATATTATCAAGTCAATTCTGAGGCATATAATGCACAATTATCTGCAAGGGAATTTGGTCTTATTACTGCTGTTTTCTGGCGTTTTTCCCATTCTCATAAAGGATGAAAGAACCATCTGTCAGGCAGAGCCAATCGTTCTGAACAGTCTGCACCTCAACAGCAGTTCCGGCTTCCAGCACCGTCAGCTTATCCGCATTCATAGAAGGAGCCTTGCGTACATTCATCTTGCGGGTGAGGGTATAGACCTCAGGCTTCTGTTCCTCCGCCACAGCTGTTTCTTCGACAGTATCCTCAGTAGGAGCGACAGTGCCCTGGTAGACACACTTGCCGTCGCAGAACACCTCCGCGCCTTCCGTATCAGCCAGCTTCTTTGCAGCAGTCAGGCTCTTCAGTTCCTTCAGTTCTTCTCCGTCCTTCACGACGATATAAGTCTTATTCGCCATTTGTACCTCCTCCAGCCCATAGTGGCTGTGCTTCAATGCCATGGTCCCGGCAGATTGCCGACACCTCTTCATGGCTCAGTATTCTTCTTATCAATATCCGGTTGGAAATAATCCATGGGAATGGTTGTCGGGCTTTCGTTCTGAAGTAATACCAGTCAGCAGGGAGAGATCTTTTCCCTCCCTTACCGACCTGTTCCTCTTCCCCGGTCACTTCGCATTCACACCAGACCGTATCCGGCCGCTGGACTAGACGATCGCCCTCGCGCTTTCCAATCCAGTCCGTGAACGGAACCTCCGTAGAATGAAAACCGGGGCGAAGAGAAAGCGGACCGAGCCTGCTCTTCACATGACTCGCGTCCGCCAGCTCTCCGACTTTTGCCTCCAGCCACTCTCCCGGTGGCATCTCCTGCTTTGTATCCACAAAAAGCGGATACAACTTTCCGCCTTTCAGACGGAACAGCTTATACGTCACCATTCTTGATCCGGGCGATCAGGGCTTCACCTGCGCCGGTCACAATGGCGTTGATATCCACATTGACGGCCTTCAGCACACCGATTCCGCTGTCGGACATCTTAGCCAGCGTTCCCTCCAGCAGCTTCTTCCCAAGAGCAGTAATCTCTTCCTGGGTAAGCTTGCCGTCTGCAGAAGCTTCCTTCATTCCGTCCACAACCGTCTGCTGCAGCTCATAGACCGTCTGCTCCGCTGCCGTGGTCAGTTCACCGACCGCCGCATTGATGGTTTTCATCTGCTGGTTCTTTCCGATCTGGGTGACAAGCCATGCTCCGGCCACGCCGATCAGGGTGATCGCAAGGTTGGCAAGCACGCTCACGATGGTTTTGATAATAACAGTATTCATAGTGTTCTCCTTCCTGCCCGTGTGGGCAAATCAAATCTTGTGTTCCCGGCTGAGTTCCTGATAGAGATCGCGGACATACCGGGTATCCGCTTTTACCACACCATTGCTGACTGCATGGGTCGAACAGTAGACCTCATACTCGTCGGCAATTGAAAGAATGTGATTCCACTCCTCCGCATTGTGGTGAATATCGGCTCGGCATTCCCGTGCAAAGGTCAGGATGCTCTGTCTGTGGCTGCTGATCCAGATATCCGTGATCTGTTTCTGCAGATCGGCCACCTGCTTATGCAGCTCACCCTGCGTTTTCTTCCCGATCCATCCAAAGATGCGATCCCAGGGATTCAGCTTCAGCGGGCTGATCTGGATCAGGGACAGAAGCAAGATGAGCGCCGTAAATGCCCACCCAGCCAATTCCCCGCTCGTGATCTTCTGAAACACATCAGTCATTGTCATAGGGTTCTCCTTCCTGCCGCAATGGGCATAAAAAATGACAGGATCACTCCTGCCTGCAAATGGTTTATATACACACCCCGCTGCCTGTGCGCATCAGGCAGTAAGGGTGATTATAATATCAGCTGCTCCAGGAATGCAGCAAACTTAGGAGCAAGGATGGCGTGACCGTTCTCGTCCGGATGACATCCGCCGCCGTCGTCCCTTGTATAGAACAGTTCACGAAAAGCAGCCTCCCACGGACGCAGATTACTGCAATGGTAAAGGTCTAGGCACGGGATGCTCCTCCGTCTGCAAATCTCAACAACCGCATCGGAATACAGCGCCATCTTGTTATTGGGATTTGAAGGGTTGCTGCTTGCCCAGGGACATGGTGTCACGATGCCCAAGGGCTTGCCCGGAAACAGCTCATTATAACGATCAATCGTGGTATTAATGCATCCACAGAGCGTATCGGTTCCTGTGTCCGTGACCTCTCCAAGATCAGTCGCCAGATCGTTGCCGCTTCCATAGAAGGTGACCACGTCCGTATCTTCCGGGATTCTGTCAAGCAGCTGATAAAATGCCTTGTTATCCTCCCAGCGCCGCTTATAGCCGGAACCGGAAGACCCGAGATTGACTACTGTGATGCCTGTCTTCTCCGCCACATAATCATGGTAGTTCTTCGTAGCACGGATGTTATGCTCCGTATGGCTATCTCCGATGGTGGCCCACTTCTTTCCAGTCCACTTGAAGAACTCGCCTGTCAGCGTGCCCGTGATATTTCCAGACACATTTCCATCGATACTGCCCTCAAAAGTGCCACTGAAGTTGCCCACAAAACCGCTACGGGTCATGCGCTTTACAAAACCAGTCAGGGTCGTGGGCATATAAGAGATTCTCAGGTAAGCGGCCCTGAGCGGAGCAACAATCTTTCCATCAAATTCCGTTACAGGGGCACCCTCTCCAGCCACCAGCTTATCAATCATTTTTTCGTATTCATCGTAGAATACGTAAATGCAATTGCTGTAGTGGCTGCAGGCATAGATATGAAGCGACTCCATCGGAGTAACAGAGATCATCTCAGACACCTTATAGTTATCACTGGGGCGAACGAGGTCCGTAGGCACGCCAGTTGATGCAGGCAACACTTTGCTGCTGATTATCTCAAACTCCACATTCTCCTCTGTGTAGCTGTAATCATCGGAAATAAGCTCTTCCGCAGCGTGATCAAATGCCGCTTGCGCCTTTTCATTCAAGTATTCATAATCCTCCAAGAGCTCCCCAGTCAGCCTGTCCGTTGGGAAGATGAGCTTATTTACCACAGCTATCTTTCCAACGAACGTCGCTCCTTCAATCCAGGCAATCCTGAGCTTTGCGGCATTGACAGGGGCAACGACCAGTTTGTCGTAGATCTTCACAGGAGCCACTGTCGTGGTTTCAAGCTGCCCGGCCAGAAGATGGTCATTCTCGTCATAGAATGCGTAGAGCATCTTGTTGTAGTAGCCGCTTGCCGTAATACTATAGATATCACCCGGCTCGACTTCCACCGCATCAGAAACGCGATACGCAGCCGTAAGAGTCTGCGCAATCGTAATCGCTCCGGTTTTCTCAATGACCGCGCATTCCGTATATCCGTTCTCGCAGGCTTCCGCTTCAACACCTTCTGCTGTTGCGAGGGCATTGCAAAGAGCATCGTAATTTGTGATCACCCGCTTTGTAACGGCGCGGATATGCTCTCCAAGGTTTTCATGGGCTACGTTATCCGTATCCACGCGGGCGTCCAGAACTTCCGTATCAGTTGTCGCTCCTCCAACGATGCTGTCCATCCGAGCGGTCAGGGCAGTGCTGGTTGTGTTAAACGACTGCTTTGCAAGGTTCATCTCAGTCAGAGCATCATCGGTCGCCTGATCCACATGAGACCTGGTATTTGCATTGTCCTGGGCAATGGTCTGCTCCGTCACATCATTATCAGCCTTGATCGCTGCTTCCGTCGCATCATTATCCGCCCGGACCTGCCGAAGTGTTTCTGCCAGCTGATCAGAAACATTCTGGAGCTGTTGGCTATAATCTGAACTCTTCGCCCAGAAGGCTGTATCCGTGATGGCCGTTCCGGCAGGAACCTGCCGCTTTGCCATATAGCTGTCACCAGTTTCCGCATGGAGCACTACGGACAGCATTTCGTATTCTTTGGTCTGTACCCACTCGCCGCAGGGCAGCGGGACGATCCGTTTTCCTACATATTTCGCCATGAAAAATCTCCTCTCTTGAATTCATCTTTATCGGTGTTATTTGACAAGATGAACTCAAGGAGGAGACATGGCGCGAGGGCTTATTCTACAAGGGAGCTGTACCCCCCCCCCCCCCCCCGCTTTAGTTCGCTAAAGTGTCGCATTGGGTTTCCTTTCTCCGCCGCAGGCGGTTACAGTGCCTCGATCTCAGCATCTAACGCCTGTACACGCAGCCGGTACCAGTCGAGGATCTGCGTCAGGTTGTTGGTGTTTGTTCCGGGGATCAGCGGCCACTGCTCTACTTCCTTGTTCAGAACAGCACGTGGAATGTCCACCATGAAGTTCTCAAAGGTAAGGGCCACATTCTCCTCACTCATAGGTCCCTTACGTAGCTCCGCATACCGGGCTTTCAGGACAGGTCGTTTATAAGTCCTAATAAGCTGCATCAGACGATGGGTATTTGCGTAGCTCTTGAAAGTCGGAGCAGCTGTAGCCTTGGTGTAGTACTTTCCAGTCCAGTGGTTGCCGAACACAGAGTCCATATCATAGGCTGTGAAGAACCACTGCACGCCATCATAGGTGCTGATGATATAGTTCTTATCCGTCATATCTCCACCGCCCAAGAGGCATGTGAAGATGTAGTAGTCGATAGCGCTGTCCAGATCGACCTTATCTGCCAGGGCGTCTACAGCCTCTTCACTGTCGGCGGCAAGACAGGCATCAATCAAGCTGTCCAGACTATCCTTCGCCCACTGGAAGTCATCTTCATCAGGAACGTACTTATAAGAGAAGTCGCTCTCATCAACCACGCAGTGTGCCTTGAACTGTGTTGCGGTCGTGTGATTATCCGCACAAAACACAGCCTGTGGGAGGGGTGTTTCTTCCCCGGTCTCCGGATCAACTGTAGTTTCGCCGATACCAAACAGATCTTCATCTTTCGGTGTGTTGAAGGTGTAGAAGCCATAGAATTCGCCGTTAAGGAGCATGATACAGGGGAAACCATCAATAGCGCCGCCGTTGGGGAAATCATAAAGGCGCTCATTCCTTACCGCCCTGCTCTTTACGACTTGTCCCCAGAGCTTTGCACAAACAATGTTGCGGGCATGAGAGAAGTCGATATAGTTAGCCTTCAGGACGTATTTCTTCCGCTGACCCCAGCCCTCCTTGGCTTCAAACTTTTGGTCAAACTTGACTGTGAAGTTCTTCTTGGGATAAGACAGGGACGAGCCGCCCTGCCACTTCAGCGTGCAGGATCCAGACAGGTCGCCATAAATATAATCAAAAGTGCCTGTAACATCTTTCGTTACTCCCGCCATGGAGCCGGTCAACTTCAGGACTGGAAGGCCAAAAGCCTCATAGTCCATGCTATCTCCAGCTTCAGCAGTTGCCATGAGCTGCGCCTTCGAGAACACACCCTCCAGCACATAGACATGGAAGATGTGATGATCGAAAGAGCAATCCTTCTGCGAATAGATGTTGACGCGGATCGGGCCGCTCACATCTGGAATCAGCAGGCCAAAAGGCTCCGTCCTGATATCGAAGTAGCGGACGCTTCCATTCTGCCGGACAGAACTCGCGGCCGGATCAAGCGTGAACATGATCTTATAATCCGCATCCGGATCTTCATCGGTCATGAGCACGGTATAGCTCTTTCCGGCTTCCACCTCAAAAGGCTCGGAATACCGGAAATACGGGATATTCTGACTTGCCCCCAGCATGCCGTTGACAACGGCTCCAGCGCGGTCATGCGCACCAACAGAAAGGACCGTCACGAGGTCGGTCTGCGCCGAATTGATACTTCCTCTGCTACCGCAGGTTACAAGATTTTCACGCCGTACCCAGTCCTTTACCTTTACCATGGAGGACACGGATTCCGCAATCTGAGGACCGCTTGCAATGCCGAGGAACTCATCCCTGGTATGCTCGCCCTTCAGCACATACACATGAAATTCCACATTGTCCAGCTCACAATTGGAGGAATAAAATCCTCCTCTGTAAAGTCCGCTGGTATCGGGCGTGAACACAGCAAAAGGCTCCGTACGGTTGTTGAAGCCGCGATTGTTGCCGTTTTCCTGAAGCACGACACCAGTATCCTTCTTGTAGAAATACAGTCCGAAGGAAACTGTCTTATCCGGTATATCGGTGTAAACCGTGTATTTTTCCCCGGCTTCAAACTCAATATAGTCCGTAAGATAGACCGTAGACAGACCACTCTCAGTGTTCAACGTCCCGCTGACGACACCGCCCGCCGGATCAAGCCTTCCGAAGCCCGTACAGGTCAGCGCATTATCACCATTTACTCTCCTGCCGGAGATAACCGTGGCGAGGTTCTGTTTCCTGGCTGCATCGCTCACCTGCTGAGCATGAATGCCATGGAAATTAAAGCTGTCCGCATCAGAAGCCGTCAGATCAATTTCACTGTCAAGCTTTGCCTCCAATACTGAGGCACGTTCTTCCAGCATAGTCGGCGTGACCAGCGCAGTGATATTCTCCAGCGGCACCTCGCCTTCAAGCAGATAAAGATGCATACGAAACTGTTCGAAGGTCATGCTGTCCGGGACCTGCATCCTGATATACGCCCGCACATCCGAAACAGGGGTAAACGTACCGTAAGGCTTTGACTTCGTGACGAAAGCAAAGGAAACTGTATCCTTCATGGGAATCACTGCTCCAGTCGACGCATCCGCCACCCACAGGTAGAAATTTTTTGATCTGTCACTATCTACATAAAAGGTATAGGTTTGATCCCCCTTAAGATCGAAGCTGTCAGACAGAACAACATTATTTCTCTGAACGACGGGACCGAGCGATCCATTGATGACAACACCCGCTCTGTCAGCCATTCCCGTTTTTGTGACTGTAAAAACCTTGTTTCCCCCATCATCGGTCGCATAATTGTCCTTGGTAGTCACAAAACTGTTCTTCGTGACTTCAGGCTGCGTCAGGACTACACCGGGGGCCGATTCTACATATTCATCAATACTGAAACCATCCCGGATGTCTTTCATCTCATAATGGCCTTCTAGCATCAGGAATCGGATAGGATGATCCACATACTCGACATCCTTCGCATAGATGCCTGCCCTGTATCTTCCGCTGCTGTCTGGGGTGATATACCAGAGTGGGGTAGACAGGACATACCGTCCGAGGTTCTGCCCGCCCTGCTGCATGACACCGCCATCCTTGTTGTAGAAGTAGATGGAATAATCAACCGTCTGCTTCATGTCCATGGTATAGACGGTGTACTCTTTTCCAGCTTCAAAGTCGTAATATTCTGTGAAGGGAAAAGTGCTGGAAATATAACTTGGGCCGATCTGTCCATTGATCACAGTAATCGTGCCGTCCACAGGCGATCCGGATTCACTTTTCACCACAATATTTCCTGCACCGTCATACCTGGCACGGCTTGCGGTTGGGAGGAGATTCTTAGCCCGAATTTCATCTTTGATACGGATCAGCGACCCTGCGTATTTCGCCGCAAGGCTGACCACATCCATACCCTCGCGGAACTTTGCAAAAGAGCGGATCTGTTCTAGAGGGATATTTCCCTTCAGAACGCAAACACGAACTGCATAGTTGCTGAAGGTATTGTCCATCCCGGACTGAATACGGATATGGTATTTCTTCGTCACCGTCCCATGGAACTGACCGTAGGGATTATCCAGCATATTAAAAGACATGACCACATCATCATTACGAATGTAGGTTCCAAACTCATCCGCGATCATAATGTTGTAGTTGAGCCCTGTTCCGCCATCATCGGCATAAACGGTGTACGTTTCTCCCTCTTCGATCAGGAACTCGTCGCTGACGCGGATCACGGAGAATGCTGGTCCCATCTGACCGTTCAGAACAATCACACTGGGGTCGAGGTCGCTGACAACCTTCATATTCACCATTGCCTCGCCCTGATTGTTTTTCGCAGTTGCGCTTCGCATATGAACCATATTGTTCTTCCTGGCATAATCACTGATGGATGCCGCTGAGGAGAGCATATTACGGAGATCCGCATAAGGCGCATATGAGAGATATTCTTCCGGGCTGACCTCACCCTCAAGGATATACAGATGGAGGTTATAATCCACGAACTCAAAATCATGACAGTAGAGACCTGCTTTGTAATCACCAGTTGTGTCCGGAATGATCTGGCCGAAATGAGCCGCACCCAGCGTAAACCCTCTGTTCACTCCGTTCTGCTGAAGGACACTTCCACCCACAGCGTTATAGAAGAAGATGCTTCCCGCGCCCTGGTCTTTCTGCTCGTCATTGATCAGAATAGAGTAAGTTTTTCCCGCTTCAAAATGAATCGGCTCGGTAATATGGAAGATCGTTCTGCCATAGGCGTCTCCCATAACACCGTTTATGATGGTTCCCGCCTTATCTGCCTTGCCGAAAGCTTCAGCACGGATGATGGTCGTACCATCCGTTCCGGTAGTAGAGGCATCCATCATTACGACCAGATTCTTCTGTCTTATCACATCGGGAACAGACGTCAGCGCCTCGCCGTAATCAAAGATGTTCTGAATATCCTCGTCTGCCTTACGGATGTGTGCTCCAAGGTTAGCATGGGCCACCCCTTCTGCATCCGTTCTCGCATCGAGGATTTCCGTATCCGTTGTTGTCTGACCTGCGATTCCATCCATTCTGGCGTTCAGCGCAGCATTAGTAGCATTGACATCAGAGACTGCCTCTTCCATATCCGCAAGGGACCGCGCAACCGCCGCATCCACATGCTGTTTTGTGGCAGTATTATCATCCCTCACAGCCTGCTCAGTTGCATCATTATCATCCCTGATCGCCTGTTCCGTCGCATCATTATCCGCCTTGATCTGCCGCAGCGTATCTGCATTGTTCCGGGTTATCTGATTCTGTCTCTCCTCAAACTCTTCTCCCATATCCGCGATCTGCTGAGAAAACAGAGAACAGATGGACCAGTAGTATTCATCGGTCAGGAGCGTGCCAGCCGGTACCACTCTCCGGGAAATATAGCTCTCGCCGCTGGCTTCATCCAGAACAATGGAAAGCATTTCGTATTCTTTGTTTTTCGTCCAAGCACCGCAGTGCTTGGGCACTACGCGTTTGCCTACATACTTCGCCATCGCTTAATCCTCCTCCAGGTAGTACACAACGAGCCGCCCTTCCTCATCCATGTCATAAACAAGGCCAAGCCGCTCATCCGTTTCAAAATTCATATAGCCGCTGTCGTCAATGGAGCAATCCACCAGCACCTCATGCACTCGCTCCACCGTAGCGGAATAGGAGCCGGTGCCAAGGCCGAGGCCGTCATCACTGTTGATGCCAAAGTACCCGTCATCTGTGATGAAGCACTCAAACACACCCTGACGAACTGCCTCCGCCACCGCTGCATAGGTAGCCGTGAGAATCTTACGGTTTTTGTTCGCCGCCTTCTCAACATACAGGGTAAAAGAAAAGCTGCCGAGGATATCCCCGTCAGCGTCAATCATCACCAGGTCAACCGGATACCGCCCGGAAACCTCCGTCATAAAGTCTGAGATTGTCACGATGATGCGGTTATCGACCACGTCCACCTTGTCGTTATGAAGTGACTCTGTGCTGTACTGGAACAGCCGCCCATCCGGACGAGTCCCGGAGTATGCCAGAATCACATTAGTCGGTATGGTGTATTCCACCGCGTTATTATAAAGGGCACATCGTACCTTCCGCGCCATGTGATCGAACTGCTTTACATGAACAACAGGAGGCACAAGGTGCTCTGTCAGGGAAAGCTCAATATCCTGATAAATGGATACTGCGCCAATATTGATCGCCATTTAGCTGCTGCCTCCTTCCTCTCCCTCTCCGGGAGTGTCTTCACTGCCACCGCCTTCATCAGTTCCGCCCTCACCGCCGTCTTCTCCCGGATTGTCTGGATCAGTCGGATCTGTAGGTGTATCCGGGTCAGTCGGAGTATCTGGATCAGTCGGCTCATCAGGCGTTTCCGGCTCATAACCAATGTTGGCCCATTCTGTTCCATCCCACATGCGGAGCCGCATCTCAACGGAATCGATCCACAGGTCATGCAGTTCTGGGTTGGCCGGAGCTTCAGCTGCTTTCGTGATCATATCCTGATAGATGATCGTCTGTCCTCCGCCTCCGCCATGCAGGCCATCAAAGTCGATGATCGTCGTCCAGGTTGTGCCGTTGTCGGTACTGACGGCAATGCCGTAATCTCCGGTCCGGTACTGGCCGATCTTGATCAGCTTTGTCGCATCGTTGGGAGCGACCATCACAATGGAACCTCCGTCCCAGTAGAATTGATCCGTTCCGAGGATCTTCACCAGCGCTGTTCGTAGGGTACCGGAGCCGAGGATGTTGGCATTAACGCCGACCGCTTCCACTGCTGTTTTCACGACCTTGTCTGCTGTATCCCAGCCGAGCCGCCATGTCTGACCGCCGTCGTTGGAAACAAAGAATCCACGGATGCCACTCTTCCATGCCCAGGCTGAATCTTCCAGTCTTTCGCTGGTGTGGGCATATCGGATCGTTGAGCCGTCCTCTTCCACGCCGGAGGAATAATGCAGGCCGAACAACCCGGATGCCAGAGCGTTGAAGTATTCCTGCTGCACCGTCAGCGTGCGCACGTCCGTCACCTGTGTTTCCACACGATTAATCGCTTCTGTCGCGAGCTGCGCTTCGTCTCGGAGGGAGCCAAGTGAACCGGACAAACTGCTGTTCCGGCTATAGACCGATGCATTGGAAAGCGTGATGCTCTTGTACCGTTCCAGTAGCACATCGTACTCTGTCTCCGTGACCTTGCAGCTGACTTCGATGCCAAGCTTCGATATATACACATGGACCGTATCACAAAGGCTCACCCGCTCGGCTTCCGCGATATCCGCATAGCCAGGTGTCTGCCAGAGCTGCACAAAATCGATCTTGATGTCGATGTCCGGCTCCGTCAGGCTGGTGTTTTTCAGATATGATTTCACATAATTCCGCAGCTGTGCTTCCGTCGGCTTTTCCTGAAACTGACTGGTGCAGTCCAGGACAGATATCTTTTCAAAAGGCCCATCATGCTCAATGGTCACCACCTTCTCCGGCAGTTCAAAGAGCGTGCCGTCCTCCGAGTGCTTCCAGTACGGATGCACACCCGTGATCATATTTTCAATGGATCGCTCCATCTCAAAATTGATCAGGTTTTTGCCGTATACGATCTTCACTCCATGATCGGCACCGCGATGTCCGTGGAGCATGGCCGTGTACATATCCCACTCATATTCGCCGCCGTAGGTGTCCAGCATGGAGCCGTCCATGCCACCGAGGCATCCGCGCACCGTCGCCGGACTTGTAATCGTGAACGTGGCCTGTGAGTCGATATCTGTCCAGAAAGAAAATGGGCAGTCTGTTGTCGTATGGCTTTTCAGCGCTGCCATTGCCGCCTGACTTCCTACCGCCGAGAACGGTGAAACCGTAATGAAGTTCTCCTGGTACTGGATATGTCGGGCAGCGACCTCTAAAATGCCGGAGAGCGGTGTCGTGATCTTATAGATCCGGAACGGCTGATAGGTTGCCCGTTCACTCGGCTTTGCCAGAATGATGTTCCCTTCTACCAGATCTTCTGCGTGAAGCCCGGAGGCGGAGTATGTCATCTTCAGCTCATAGCTGCCGTTTCGTTTCTCTGTCACATAACAGGATAATGTGTCACAGAGCTTGCCGATACCATTGGTCGTAAAAGCTGTTTCTGTTTCGGTGTATAAGCATGGAATCATAGTGTCCACCACCTCGGTGTGATCTCCACATGATCTATCGCTCCGCTCCATGCGATATGGTTCTTGCCTGGTTTCAGATCTGGGAAGTCCTCGCTCTTCACATATCCATTACAGAAGCCGGAGGCATCATAGGCGTTGTGGGTCTCACAGTTCAGATCGATATAACCGTTATTGGCAAGGATGCTGACGGACTGGTCCCCGATATACACGTTGCCAGCGCCGGAGCCATACACACGGATCAACGGCTTTGCCCGGAACTCGAACGGATTCTTGATGGTTGTCTCCTGAGTGAGGATCAGCTTCCGCTGACCATCCACACTCCACCGCTGCGGTTGGCAATGGAAAGTCAGTTTCATGGTTGCGCCTTTATCCCGTTTCGGCTCAAAGGCAATCGCCGCCTTGCAAAGTCCCATGCGGAAGAAGTCCGGATCGTAAGTATCATGGAGCACCTGATAACCCACCGGCGACAACAGCCAGCTCTTTACGGAAGCTGTCCGCGCAGGAAGTCCATCAAAGAAGAAGGCGTCGTAGGTGATGTCCAGGTTCTTAAAACGATGCTCTCCCGCCTTGGCGTTGTCCCTTACGATATCGCCATTCTTTCCGGGAACCGCCTGCAGCTCCATATCCACCTCCGGGCTGTCATACACACCGGGAGCGGAAAGGTATAGGAGATAGTCTTTACTGTTCTTCCCGGCGAAGGTCAGATAGTTGCGGACGTATCGTGTTTTCAGTTCAAAGAGCGACATGTCTGAATCGCTCAGGATAGGCATTCTCTGCATCGGATTCTCCTTTCTCCCTGGCCCTGGGCATGAAAAAAGCGCAGGATAGCAATTTCCTACGCTCTCAAATGTTTCGGCTATTATACGATTCTATCTTATTTTGGTCTTCTCTCAAATCATCCAGATCGGGAGAATGAAAGTGTTTCTGTCAATGGCAGAGATTTCCTCCCGTAAGCACAGAATCGCTCCGGCTCCCCTCGGAACGGATCCTTTGTCCAGCACCTTAAAAGCAGATGCCAGCTCAGTACCTGGATTCGTGCTCTTCTTGATCTCCAGCGGATGAAGCTCGCCGTCTGCTTCAATCACCATGTCGATCTCGTTGGTGTCTTTGTCCCTGTAATAATGCAACAGACATTCCTTGGCGCTGTTCAGCCAGGTCTTCCGAATCTCAGCGACCGTGTAATTCTCCAGGATAGCTCCATTGATCGCCCCATTCATCAGAATTTCCGGGCTTGAATATTTCGTCAGGTACGCCGCGAGTCCAGTATCAAAGAAGTACATCTTTGGTGTCTTGACTGTCCTTTTCAGAAGGTTATTCGAATAAGGACGGAGGTAGAAGATGACTTCCGATTTTTCCAAAACCTGCAGCCATCTCTTTGCAGTGTCATCTGAAACGCCCACATCCTGTGCGATATCATGCGTATTCAGCATCTGGCCCACACGGCAAGCCGCTGCTCTGATAAAGTCCGCAAACAGCAGCTTGTCTACCCCTGGTATCATATCTGAAACATCTCGATTGATATACGTCTGAATATAGGAACTATAGAACACGTCCCTGTCTGTATACCTTCCACTCCTGTGACCGGGCATCCCGCCATTCCATATTCGTTCAAACATTTCCATAGAATTACAACTGGAAAGATGTTCTTTGCGCCGATTCAGTTTTTCCAGCTTTAGTGATAAAGGCTCTGTTGTCCCATCTCCGTACAACTCAGATTGGGACAGGGCTGACATATGGACAATTGCAGTTCTTCCAGCAAGTGACTCCTGTGCCAATTCCATAAGCTGAAATGCTTGGGAACCCGTCAGCCAGTAAGAACCCGGTGCCGCACCGTTGTCCACATTGATCTTAATGTAAGAAAACAGCTGAGGAGCATACTGAACTTCATCTATAAGCACGGGCGCTGGATGCATCTCAAGAAACAGTGCTGGGTCAGACTGTGCAAGTCGTCTATTCTCTACATCATCCAGAGTTACTTTCTGACGCCCAGAACCTTCCATCAGGTGCTCCAGCATAGTGGTCTTTCCCACCTGGCGCGGACCAATCAAGAGCAGACAGCTATAGTCCCTGCTGATATCCATAATCTTTTGTTCAAGGGTACGATGAATATATGCCATAGAATCGCCTCCGTCTAAAATACGATTGCATCTTATTTTAGCCGAAATTGATCACTATTGCAAGTTCTTTTTTCTGAATAATCCTTGTCTAAAATATGAATGGACGAAGGCGCAGGGCTTTACTTGCCCCACACCCTGCTGTCCTCGTTGAGCATCTCATTGATCCGATGGACCACTGTGTCCGCCAGATCGTTATCGTTCCTGGCGTTGTAACCGTTGACCACAACCTGCAGCGAGCCGATGGATCGTGTGTTATTTACCACAGAACCTCCGCCTGCTCCCGCCATTGCCAACTGTCCCGCGCTGATCTCCGGCAGGCTCAGGCCGGTAAAGGCACCGCCCACAGAGGAAGCCAGCTCTCTCACAGAGGCAACCAGCACCTTGCTGCTCTTCCGGATGCCTTCGGCCATCAATTCCATGAAGTCCGGCATATACTCATCCGCATCGGAAAGTGGGCCTTCCTTCGGAATGGAGAAGCCGACGATGTTGCTGACAGCATTTGCCAGGTTGTTGGCGGCATTGGTCACGCGCCATGCGTTGTTATTGATGCCGCTTGCCATCTCAATACAGATATCCGCGCCCCAGCTGTATGCCGAGTTAGAGATACCGCCGAGGATGGAACTGCAGCTGTTGGCGATCGCCGTGCACGCATTGGAGACGTTGGTCTTCATCGTATTCATGGCATTGGTCATATTGATGTTGGCCGTTGCCATCTTTGTACTGACCGTGTTCGCCACTGCCGTCAACCCATCGCTGAAGCTGGTCTTGATCGCAGTCATCGCATTGGTCACAGCTGTTTTGATTTCCGTTAGCGCCGTGGTGATCGTCGTTTTGATCGTTGCCCAGCTCGTAGAGGTATTCGACACAACCGCTGTCCAGGTGCTTGCGATGGTATTTTTGACCACGCCCATGGCCGTATCCACCGAAGTACGGATATTGGTCAAGGCCGTTGTGATCGTATTTTTGATGCTGTTCCAGCTTGTCGTGGTATTGGAGTTTACCGCCGTCCACGCATTGGCAATTGTGTTCTTGATGACGCCCGTCGCCGTGGTAACCGTGGTCCGCATAGCCGTGCAGGTCGTGTTGATCGTCTGCTGCATCTGCTTCCACATGGAAGAGGTATTATTGCCGGTCCCTGTCCACGCTGTGCTCATCACCTTAGTGATGGCCGATCCAACCTGACTGATCCCGCTCTGCATCTGGGAAAGCTTCTGCGTGACCACCTGTCCGATCTGATTCCAGCTCTGCGTTGTAGCTGTCTGTACCTGGGTCCATGCCGTCCGAACAGCTGTGGTTACCTGCGTTGCCGCCGTGGTTGTGCTCTGGGCAATCTTCGTCCAGGCATTGGTGTAGGCCGTCTGCACTGCCGTCATGCTGTTGGTGATGGAAGTGGACAGCGTCGTGCTCAACCCGTTCGCCGCCGTCCACTTCCA